TTGGCACACGAAAGTGTAACAGGTAGAGATGGTTACTCAGATTTCTACAAAAAAGACTTAAAAATGAATATTTTAGGTCCTGTGGGAGATGTAGTAAGTGAATGGATTGTAAAAGGAGCATTCGTAAAAACAGCAAACTTTGGAGATTACGATTGGTCTTCAGGAGAAGCAGCAGCAGAAATCTCATTGACAATAGCAATGGATTATTGTATCTTAAACTTCTAAGAAACAAATATTTTAAAATTAACCCACCTTTTAGGTGGGTTTTTTTGTCTACCACAATATTTTTTCGTATATTTAAGCATAAGAAAAATAAGTAAAAGTTTTTCAAATTAAATTAGGTTACCTGAAATACTTTTCGTATATTTAAGTATAATAATTAAAACAAATAAAGGTTATGAATATTACAAAAACAAATTCCAAAAATCAAGTAGTAGTAGTGAAAAGAGGTAGACCCGCTAATCCATCAACAAGAGTACAAAAAGAATTTATACCTTCAACAATCGAATTATTTAGAGGTTCCGATCTTAAATTTAGTGATGAATTATTTCGTCCTATTAAAACTAATAGCGAAGTAGATGTAATTTTATCAACAGAAGGAGGTTTAATGCCTGGAACTAATATGGTACTTGTAGGAGGTCCAGGATCAGGTAAATCAACAGTAGCACTTGATATGTTAGCTAATTTTACTATTCAAGGTTACAAATGTTTATTTGTAAGTGGTGAAATGGATGAAATAGCTTACTACAAATACTGTAAACGTTTACCTAAATTTAATTGTGTTCAAACATTATTTTTAAAAAATTATCAATCTAATGTAAAAGAAACATTAGAATATGTTTTTGATCAAGGTTATGATGTAGTTTGTATCGACTCGATTGCAGAAGTAATTGATATGGTAAGAGATAATTACAAAATGACAGAAGGTGCAGCTGAACATTGGTTGTTAGGTTTACAAGATCAGAATAAAAAAGGTAATAATAAAGGTGATTACTACACTACTTTTATCAATATCCAACAAGTTACTAAAGCTGGCGATTTTGCAGGATCAAACAGGATAAAACACATGACAGATGCAATGTGTCACATAGAGCGTGATAAAAGTGGTTTAACGCGTACAATGCATTTCTCTAAAAATAGAGATTGTGATAAAGATTTCAAAATGCATTTCGCTATCCATAAAGATACTGTACATTATAGTTACGAAACAACAAACGAATAAACATATGAGCGCATTATTAGAAGAAATGAATTCACAAATATCAAAAGATTTAGGAGTTCCAAAATTAAAAATTACATATAAAGTATCTGAGAAAGCTAAAAGTAAATTTGGTCACTGTAGATACTTAGAACCAAACCACTATTTAATAAATTTATCCTCATTTATATTAGGTACAGATTTAGAGAAAGATACAATTTGCCATGAACTCTGTCATGCTTATGATCATTTTTATTTTAAGCCTCAAATAGGTCATTTAGATCCCCATCCTCACGGAAATACTTGGAAACAATTGATGGATAAGGTTTTTGGTTATAAAAATATAAAGGCACAAGGCCTTCATGTTAGTAATTCTAATGACACTATAAAACTTATTAACAAAGGTAACGGTAATTATGACCTTTATATTAACGGTAATGGTAAAGCCAAATTCAACTTAACAAATAATATGGTTAACATTAGAAACTACAAAAATCAGTTTTTTAAAACTGAAGTAGAAGAACAAAAATTTATGACTATATTTACAAAACAATTAGGTTTATCAAACTAAATTTCGTATATTTAACCTGTTATAAAATAAAAGATATGAGCTGTTCAGGAGGAAAATCAACAATGAAAGGTAGTTACAATAAAGCTACTAATTTAAAATCACCAACAAGTTATACTATTGATAAGAAAGGTAACATAAAACCAATATACAATGAGAACAACAAAAAGTAATTTTATTCCCTTAAACAATGATTTAAATAAGCTACAAGCTTTTATTCCTTCACTTGATAAAGGTTGGAGAGATAATCAAAAAATTAAATCTAAAGAGTATCAAATTGAAACCTTAGATGCTATTGAGGGATTTCAAAAAGAAGGTTGGAATATTAATGGTGCTTACGAACAAAGAGGTAATGATCGAAGAATCAAATCTCATATGATCAAAATGCAACACCCTGATTTTGGTATTAAAAATAATAAAGGTCAAACTGAAGCTATTGCTACATTAAATATTTCAAATTCATGTAATGGCTCAAAACCCATAGAAATGGATTTAGGTGCATTTAGACAAGTATGTAGTAATGGAATGATTGCTCATCATAAATATAGCTCAGAAAAAGCACAACATACTCAAAAGGGTTTCTTTAGTTTACCTGATATTATGGCTAGATTAAATTCAAAAGTAGCAATTGTGATGGAAGAATTTAACAAATTTAAAAATGTTGAATTAGATCCTGCAAAAGCAATAGCCTATGCAGGTTGGGCAGCAGAAGCTCGTTTTGGTAAAGATCACGGTATAAATGTTGAGCAATTATTGAATGTAGTTAGAGAAGAAGATGAAGGTAACGACTTATGGTCAGTTTACAATCGTGTTCAAGAAAACATAACCCAATCTGATAGAATTTATAATCCTGAAGGTAGATTAATAACAGGTATTAATGATCCTTTTGAAGATAAACGTGTAAATAAAGAATTATTTCAATTAGCATACGCTTATGCATAATTTTTTATTCCTACTATATTTATATATAAACAATAAAATAATTTATGGAAAATCAAGTTGCACAAGAACCTAAGTTCAAGTTCCCTACTGAGATTGTAGACTTACCCTCAAAAGGTTTACTTTACTCAAAAGACAATCCCCTTTCAAGCGGTACTATCGAAATGAAATACATGAGTGCCAAAGAAGAAGATATCTTAACAAACACTAACTACATTCAATCAGGAGTTGTATTAGACAAACTATTAGAATCACTAATCGTAACCAAAACTAACTTAAAAGATTTAATTATTGGCGATAAAAACGCTATTTTAATTGCTTCTCGTATATTAGGATATGGTCAAGATTATGAATTTGAATCTAACGGTAGAGTGTATAATGTAGATTTAACTACTCTTAGAGATAAAGAATTACCTACAGACGTAGATTATTCTAATGGAAATGAATTTAATTTTACATTACCTGCCTCTAAAGTAGAAATTACATTTAAATTACTAACTCATGGTGACGAGACTCAAATTGAACAAGAATTAAAAGGAATTAAAAAATTATTCCCAAATGGTACAACACCTGAAATTACTACTCGTCTAAAATATATGATTACCTCAGTAAATGGAGATAGAGAAAGAAAAAATGTAAGAGACTTTGTTGATAATGAAATTTTAGCAAGAGACTCAAGAGCATTACGTCAAGAAATAAAAAGAATATCTCCAGATATTAATTTAACTATTAAGGATGATGACGGGGAGGACATCGCTGTACCAATCAGCCTTAACTTTTTTTGGCCTGACTTCAACTCATAGATTTAATTTATTCTCCGAAATACATGAAATAGTATTTAATGGAAAAGGAGGATATGATTGGGAAACTGTTTATGAAATGCCTATTTGGCTTAGAAAATTTACTTTTAATAAACTGAAAGAATGGTATAATAAAGAACAAGAAGTAGCAGATAAACAAAACAACCAATTAACCAATACTAGTGGTAAAGAATTAGCTAGACCTAATATACCACAAGCAAATACATATAATGCGTCAGTGTCCGCCAAATAGCGGACACTTTTTGTCTACCCAATATTTATATTATATATTAAGATATTATGGCTACTCCCAATCAACCTAATTTAAATCAAACTCGACAAGACCTAAAGGATATAGCCGCAATGACTGAAGAAACATTCAGATCAGTTGCTGCTAATATTCAAGATATGTTTTCAAATGCTTTAAATGCATCAGATACTGTAATACAATCCTTTCAAAAAGATATATCTAATTCAATTAAATCTGCTGCTAGAGAATCTTCTAAGTTAGCAGATAATTTTGAAAGGATGAATCAAGGAGTTTTAAAACAAGCTGATATTCAAAAACAAATAGAAGCTAGAGCTGCTAAACTTCGTTCTATTGAAATTAGTACAGCAGCTTTAAGAAAAATAGGTACTGCTGAAGCTATTTCTCAAGCAAACGAATTAAATAAACAATATCGAGATTTAGTTTTAATAAATAAATTTTATACTGAACAATTAAATAATCAAGTTAAAATATTAGATGAAGTTGATAAAGAAATTGGTTTATTAGGGGGGGCATTAGGGGGTATAGGAACCTTTATGAAAAATTTAGGATTAACTAGTATATCTAAACCTATAAATGATGCTATAGAAAATACCAAAAAGTATAAAATCCAGCAAAAAACCACTCAAAATGAGATAAAACTCACCCAAGAAAACATAAACCAATTAAATTCTAGAAATCTATCTGATTCTCAAATAAGATATGGTTTTGGGGGAAAAGAACTTAAAAATTTATTAGAGCAAAAAGAAGCATTAATTGAGCAAAATAAAGAATTAGATAAAAAAACATCTAAGTATAAAAATATAGCAATATCGTTAAAGGAACAATTTACTTTAACCAATATGACTGATGCTATTATAACAAAAACTGTTCAAAGTTTCTTTAAACTAGACGAAGCCCAATCCAAATTTCAAAATCTAACAGGTGGTCAGATCCCTTTAATGGATCAGTTCAATAGTAGATTAATAACAAGTATTGATTATATACAAACAGCTGCTTCTCTAACTGAACAAACTGGAATGAATGCCTCAGCTATATTCACTCCTGATACTCTTGCATCAGCAGCTGAAATGGTAAAAGCTATGGGTATGACTCAAGAGCAAGCTAATAAGGCTGCTACCATGTCTCAAGTTAATGGTCAAAGTATTGACCAAATGAATGCTTCTATTAAACAAGGAACTAAAGAACATAATGCTACTAATAGATCTGCTTTAGCTCAAGGAGTTATAATGAGAGATGTATATAATACCTCAACATCTCTCGCGGCATCTTTAGGAAATAGTACTAAAAGAATAACAGAAGCTGCTACTAATGCTAGAGATCTAGGATTAAACCTATCAGAAGTAGAAGGAATATCAAACTCTTTATTAGATATTCAATCCTCTATAGCAGCAGAATATGAATATGAAGTAATATCAGGAAAACAAATAAATTTAGAAGCTGCTAGATATTATGCTTTAACCAACCAAACTGATAAATTAACCCAAGAAATAGCTAAAAATCAAGAAATAGTACAATCCTTTGCTTCAGGAAATAGAATAGAACAAGAAGCCGCAGCTAAAGCCTTAGGATTAAACAGAGACCAATTAGCTGAAATGTATATGGCCCAGCAAAGACAAGCTGGTCTTACTGATGCTGAAATAGCTAAGAATATGAAGATGGAGGAAGGAGAAGTTAGAAGACTTTCTGCTCAAGAATCTATTAATACTGCTATAGCTAAAATGACTGAGTTATTAGCAGGTCCTGCTCAAATGTTATCTGCTATGATAGATTCTTCTTGGATTTTATATAGTGTAATGGGTCTTATTGGTACTGTTATGGCAGTTAATGTAGCTCAATCTATAGGTAAATCTGTAATAGCTTTAGCAGGTATGATTCCTAAAACTGCTACTTTATTAGGATTAGAAACCGGTAGAGCTGCTGCTGCTGTAGCTAGTGCTAGTGCCTTAACTTTAGGTTTAGGGGCTTTAGGTATAATAGCAGGTATAGCCGCGGTTATGGCTGTAGTTAATAAATTTACAACACCAAAACCCGCAGGAGATATTAATTCTCCAGCAGATGGTAAAACAACAGTTTCTACTAAAGAAGGAGGTTTATTTAATTTAAGCCCTAATGACGACTTAGTAGCATTCCCAGGTGCCTCTAAAGCATTAAAAAGTCAATATCCAACATCTAATAGTAGTTTTGAACGAGCTATGGATAGAAAAACAACTGGGTTTTCTACACAACAACAACAACGACGAGAGGCCATTGACTATGATAAAATGGCTCAAGCCATGTCTAGAGTACAAGTTCAAACAAATATAGATGGAGTTAATGCCTCAAGATTACTACAAACCCCAATGGGTATAGCTACACGTAAATTATAATTTTTCAATATTTATTATAAACATTAAATTCAATCATTATGTCAATACTAGGCCAAGAAAAAAATTCAGTATTAGGAAATCAAGGAATAATAATCCCAACTACTACTGAACAACAATTATCAAAATTACACAACGAATATTCTATCACAGGTAATCCAAATATTACAAACAAACCAAATCCATCTAGATTAGATTTAGGGGGAGTAGCACCTCAAGTACCAGGAAAAACACCTTATTTGGATAATCTTCCAAGATAGTTAAATGGCGTTAATAGATTTAAAATCGAACCTAAAAAAGTCTAACGTTTACAAAGACACTCCAGGTGGTGGAAATAGTGGTCTTCCTTATATAAAACAAGGATTACCTGAAGATTCACCAGAAGGGGAATCCCTAGCTGGAATCGCAAGATCTAGCTTGGATACTGACATTAGAGGGGGAATGTATTCTACTAGAGCATCTACTAAAGATACTGTGAGAATATCCCGTTTTCTAAATGACTTTCCACGTGGTGCCCTTTTTACTTCTAAACAAATTGGACTTCAAAAGTCTAATCCTTTAATTGAAACTGAACAAAGAGGGAGTGCTATAAACACTCAAGTATACTCAAACTCCAATCTATTAGCTCAAGTAGCCCTGCAAGGACAAGATAGTGGAGAGCATGTTCCACGTGCAGGATTTAATACCAATGATTTATTACAAGATAGAAACAAATATGAAAAGATTGTTATTAAAAATAACAATGCTGGGCAAAACCGTTTAGTAACACTCTATAATTCTAAAATTAATACTGATTCTAATTCTAGTAATATAACATTAGATTTAGATAAATTAGGAATATCCAGAGATGAAAACACTTTATTTGATTATGTAGGTGGACCTGGTTCTTCTTATGGAGATGGAAATACTTTTATTGAAAGAGCTGTAAACACTAATTCTTCTTTATCTACACCAGATGCTGGTACTATAGATTATTTAAACTCATTGGGGTTAACAGATTATATTAAAGTTAATCAAATTGGAGGATTAGTAGATGGTTTATATAATCCAAAACCTAAAACTAAACCCGATTTTGCAAGTATAGGAGCTAATACTCCCTCAACTATAGATTTTAATTCTATAATAGATGTAAGTGGGGGATATGAAACAACTGCTGCTAATAGCTTCTCAACTAAAAATAATAATTTTTCATTCCCACCATTTGTTCCTCAAAAAATAGATTTTTCAGGTGGTAAAGAAAATATAGATTTTTATGAGGCTTTTGGGGAAAAAACTCCAAAAAATTCTTACCAACAATCATCACCTGATTTTATAAGACCTGAACAAGGTATTGAACAAATAATTGGTGGTCAGATATTTAATAATACTTTATCTTACAATCAATTACTGCTATCAAAAAATGCTTCAACTGAAGGAGAAAACCCTATAGTATCTGATTTTAGATATGAAAATTTATTTGGTAAAGTAGCCTCAGAAAATTATAGAGATCCTAAAGTTAATATAGCAACAAGAGTAGGTATAGGTAATCCTGGAGCAAGACTTCAAAAAGATAGAATTGATCCATATACTGAATTTAAAGAAGGGCAAGATAAAGTTAATATGTCTCCTATTTTTAAAAAAGGAGATGATCAACCTATTGAAAAGGATAGTGATGATGTTAGAGATTTAATTAAATTTTGTATAGAAGCTATAGATAATGTTAACTCATCTCTAACTGAGAGGATGCATTTTAGAGCATATATAACCAACTTCTCAGATAACATATCAGCAGATTGGAATGGTCAAAGATATATGGGTAGAGGTGAAAATTTTTACACTTATCAAGGATTTAATAGAGAAGTAAGTTTTACATTTAAAGTAGCTGCTCAAGCCGTTCAAGAAATGGAAAAACTTTACCAAAAACTAAATTACCTAGCATCAACCTTACACCCAGATTATAGTGGTCAAGGTTTTATGAAAGGTACTATACATAAATTAACTATAGGAGAATATTTTTATAGAATGCCTGGTATAATTAAATCTATAAACATATCAGTAGAAGATAATTATCCTTGGGAAATAAAAATGAAACAACCTGAAATAAGTGGTTCTTTAAATCCATCTAGTAATATTGCTGGGGATGATAGAGGTCAAATGGAAGTTCCTCAAATCCTAAATGTCCAAATGTCCTTTGCTCCTATCTACGATAAATTACCACAAAAAGGTCTTAAACAACCAATCATTTTATCTGATAAAATAGAAAATAATTATTTAGAAAGACCCGATTTTGATTTTCAAACTTAAAATATTAGGCTCCATCAGGAGCCTTTTTTATCTTACATATTTATATTAAAACATAAACTATGCCAAGTAGATACCAATCCATTTCTACCATGAAATCAGATACGGGTATTACCTCAACTTCAGGTAAAACCATTTATCAACCAACTTATTATCCTTCTACTAATGCCAGTATAAATGATAGTTATATTATTACAGGTGCAACAGATAGATTGGATTTAATTGCTAATGATTTTTATGGAGATTCAACTCTTTGGTGGATTATAGCTATGGTTAATGATTTAGAAGGAGATTCAATGTTTCCTCCAACAGGAATACAATTAAGAATACCAGCTAATGCTTCAGATTTATTAAATGCTTTTAATAAAGCAAATACTCTTTAAAAGTTATGGCAGATACTTCTGTAAGTTATAAAAATTATACTAACATATGTGGAACTGAGTTCCAACCTTATGTTGCCAAGCAAATCGAAGCTCGAAAATCCCTGGTTTTAAAAGATCCTAGAACAAACTCTGATTTACAATGGTTAAACAACAAATCTTCTTGGATTAGAATAAGTTCAGGTGTTGATGTTGATCAAGATAATGCTAGATTTTTAGAAAAAGGAGACAAATTAGCTAAAAAATATATTCTTCAAGCAGGTTTAACTGACCATACTTCTAAAGATGGTTCTTTCAATTTAAGAGAAGGATTTGGTTCAGATGGTGCCTATGGTATAGGGGGAAATGATTTTGGTCAAAGACCTATGCCTGGTGTTACTAATTTAAGTATACAAACTGGGGGTAAATTAGGTACTTTAAGAGAAGCTAATATTGATTTTGTTTGTTATAACAAAGGTCAACTCGATATAATGGATGCTCTTTATATGAAACTTGGTATGAGTATGTTAATAGAATGGGGTCACACTCCATTTATTAATAATCAAGGAGTTTTACAAACTATCCCATTACCAATGGACTTTTTTGGGGTACCCGATAAGGAAGCCTTAATGAATGAAATTCAAACAAAACGTGTATATCATGATGGTAATTATGATGCTATGTGGGGTATTATTAAAAACTGGTCATTTTCTTTACAAGATAATGGAACTTTTAAATGTACTGTATCATTAGTAGGAGCAGGAGATGTACTAGAATCATTAAAAATTAATCAATCAGGACGACCTACATCAAATAGTGATACAGGTAGTATTTACCCTGTAGTAGCTGATGCTAATAAATCATATTTAAATAATGCTTTATATTATCTTTGGAATAATTTAGAAGGGTTAGGTGCCGGAGAATCATTTATAGGGAGAGATTATTTTAAATCACTAGAACAGTATTTTTCTAATTTAGATATAAAACTTATTTCCGATAATGAAACAACTAATATTTTCGATTTAAACACACCCCTAATAAAATCAGGATTCCAATTTTCTATAATATCAGGACTTCAAAATACTACATCTAATAATGGAATAATTCCTGAAATAGATCCTACCTTATTTTTTCAAGGAGTAAATATCCCTTATGAAATAAATGGAACAAAATCCACAGAAAATCCTACAAGTCAAGATCAACAAGGTTTAAGTCAAATATATTTAACCTTAGGCAATTTATTATTATTAATAATGTCTACTGGTAATTTATTTGATAAAAACGGAAGTAATAAAAAACCTTATATTTATATTGATGTTAACACTGAAACTAATAGATGTTATACTTTCCCTGGACATTGTTCCTTAGATCCAACAGTGTGTTTAATAGGATCTGAAAAATTACCTTTTGGTATACAATCAGAAATGTTTACAAACATATTAAAAGTTAATGCCCCTTTTTATGATGATAAGGGTTTAGGTGGTAGATTTATGTATACTTTAGTAAATATAAACCATGTTGCAAAACTAATGTCAAATCTATCTTCAAATGATCCCAAAGGAGATGTATATATTGTAGATTTTCTTCAAGAATTATTAAAATCAATTTCTAAAGCTTGTGGAGGATTTAATGATTTTAGAATAGTACCAGATGACGATACTAGATGTATAAGAATATTTGATGATAAAAGAACAACACCCCCAATTACTAATAGTTCTATTGAACCCTATACTGTAATACCTGTTTTAGGAAAAGGTAGTTTAGCTTATAATTTTAATTATACTTCTAAAATATCACCTAATACTGCTGCTATGATAGTAATATCATCCCAAGCCGAACCCACAGGAGTGAATATATCAAATGAAGCCTTAGCTTTTTCAAAATTAAGAGAGGGATTAACTAATCGTTTAGCAGTAGTAAGAGTAGATTCTACAGATATTTCCCCAACAAAAAAAGAAACTCCTGAAGAAAAAAAACAAAGAGAAGATGAGGAAAAATTAGCATCTGATGCTAAATACCAAGAATTAAGAGATCTTATTATAAACATATATGATGGTACTGGAGGAGGTATAACAGAATCAGAAGCCAAAGCTCAAAAAGAAGCTCAAAAAGAAGAACTACAACGATTTGATTAAAATAAGTATTATGGCTAACGGAAAATATAATTCAGATAAATTTGAATCCTGTTTAAATACATACAGGGAAAAATTTTCTAATATTGTTAAAGGTGGTATATCAACTCCTGACCAACAATATGAGGCATCAATTATAGTACCTTTAGATTTTAGCTTAGAAATGGATGGAATATCGGGTATTATCCCAAACTCCGCTTTTGAAATCCCATCAAATACCCTTCCAAATTCATACCTAACAAGAGAAGGTAAATCTCGTATTGCATTTATTTTACATACAATAGAACATAATTTTACTAATAATAAATGGACTACTAAAATAACAGGACAAACTTTAAATATTAGATTTGATCCTTTAACTGATAAAGAAAAAGCATCTAGAAAAGCCCAACAAGAACCAGTATATGTCCCTTCATATAATGAACCCGAACCCTTTAGTCCGATCCCAACAGGAGAAAATGCAGATTTTTGGGCTTTAGTTGCATTAAGTGCAGCAGAAAACTATCCTGATAATTCTCAAGGTATGGCTGATGTAGCTCAATCTGTTTATAATAGATTAGGTGCTAAAGCCTATGGATCTTCTATTAAAAAAATTGTAATAGCCAGTGGTCAATACGAACCTACATTTAATAATTATTCACAATGGGCTGCTATTAAAGATAAACAAACATCAATTATAGCTTATCAAAACTCTAGACGAGTTTCAAAAGCACAAGCTGAAAAAGCAATAAATACTTCATATAATGCTATCCAAAACTTAACACTAATGCAAAATGCTGCAAGTTTTGTTGGAAGTAGAACTGAATTTTTAGCTGAACCCCCAAGTAGTAATGCCGCAGTAGGTGTAACAGAAAGAAATCCTAAAAGTGGTAATAACGCCTTTTATTGGAGATATGCAGGTAAAGATGTATTTTATAATGCAAAATCTGGATATGCAAGAACTGCACTCCCAAAACCTTCCTCATTTGTCTTTATATCTAATTCATAAGTATGCCATATTATCCTAAATCCCGAATAATAGAAAACCAATTAGCTAACCCAGGTCAATTCAAGACAGCCGATGGGAAGGATTATACTGGGGCTTATTATACTACATTTGATGGTAAATCCTTTACCGGAGCAAATCCCTATACTTTAAATTCACGTCCCTTACTTAATATCCCAAAACAATCAGATTTAAATCCTAACGCATCTTACGATGCTGAAGCAATTCAGTACCGAAAATTAAATCCCTCTTCCCCAATTTCATTAATTGATCCTACTCCTTTTACTCCACGTCCAACAGACGCAGATTACAAAGCAGGAAAAATAACAAGATACTTGGCAAGACAAAGAAATGGTACTACATTCAAAATAATGGAAATATCTCAACAAACTTATAATGATTTAACTACCAATAAAAATGGATCAAATTTTGCATTATGGAAAGCTATCTCCATTTTCTGGCAAATTTCAGGTCCACTCCATAACGAAAGAATAAACAATATAACAACAAGAGCCGGTATAATAGATACTAATCAAAGAATATTAGATCAAGCAGAAAAAAGTTTTATCGGTATAAAACAATATCTAAGTGATTTACAACAATTTGCACGAGTAAGTTAGGTAATCTAACTAAAATTTCATATATTTATAACATATAAATTAATAAAAAAAAAATGGAAAATACATTTAACTTAAAAAAATTCCTTGCTGAAGGAATATTAACTAAAGAAGCAAGAGCTGAATATTATCCTCAAGAACTCCTTGATATGGATAAGGAAATAGAAGATTTAAAAAACAGATTAGATGCTGCCATAAAAGCTAAAAATAAAGCAAAAGGAGATTTTACTAAATCCCAACCATCTGTATCTGATGAAGAAGAATTCTCTGGAATGAGATTCTCTGATAAAAAATCAGGATATCAATTTAAAGAATTAGTAAATTTTATTAAATCCGAATATGCTGCAGGTAATAAAGATGATATTAAGTCTCTAGATCAAGCTATCTCTAACGAATTAGAATATTATACTACTCGTAATAATGGGAATGATGGAAACTTCCCATCCATCTTAATAGGCCCTCCAGGCAGAACTATGTTTTTAGTAGTTTTAAAAACTCTTGAAAATCAAGATGAATTAGAAAAATCAACTAAATATATTAAAATAGGAAATTGGTATGTTAGACCATGGTAAAATAAAAAATAAAAACAAAAAAATGGAAAATTTTGACTTTAAAAAATATCTCGCTGAAGGAAAATTATTAAAAGAAGATTTAAACACCCCAGTACAACCTTTAAGAATTTGGGAAAAAAATAACATGGACCCAAGTAAAAACAAAGCATACTTTATTACAGCACCAGGTGGAATTGGAGAAGATAAAGAAGTTAGTTTTTCAAAAGAAGAAGTAGATGCTTTACATAAATTAATAGACGAATGGTTTAACTCTCAACAATCTGGATTTAATAGATCAATTTCAGTAAATACAAAAGATAAAAATCTTACTCAAGCAACTGTTAGAATTAAAAAACTTAAAGATTTTGATGTAGAGATATCCAGAATAGAAACAACAGCAGGAATGTCTCAGTATAGAGGATATGGTGATGAAATAGGTGGAGGAATATGTATTATAAAAGTAGCTAACATGTACCAACTAAGAGACGATAAAAATCTTCGATAAAAAACAAAAACAAAAAAATACAAATTAATTTGGCTCCCGTAGGGAGCCTTTTTATATTACACAAAAATAAAGGTTATGTCATTTTGGATAGTAGAAACACAAGATCAATTATCACAACTCCATCTTCAAGAGAGTTGCTACATTAATGTTATCCCACTATCATCAAACTACCACCCTATCTTAACTGAAGTATCTTTAATTTACTATAAACCAAAACATGGTAAAGGATTAATACTAACTATAAATCATAGTGAAGGATTTTATTTAAGCTTAGAAAAAGTAAAGGAATTTCTCTTAAAACACAAATCAATCTACGTTTTAGATAAAAAAACAACTGCTCATTTAATAGGGGAAGAATTTTTAGGTGAACATGTTTTAGATGTAAATTTGCTTTCACTATCCACCACTCACACCCCTCCGTATATACAAGATTGTAATACTAATATACACACTCATTTCGAACGGCTTTATGAAGATAAACCTTATTTAAATTCGATTATCCCAATTTCTAAACACTACGAGACTCAAGAAAAGATATATGAAAAGATAGTAGGATTTTTAAGTTTAAATTGCTATAACAGCTATTATAACCATGAGTATATTAGGGTGTTCTATGATATCGAAAAACAAGGTATCGCGTTGAATATGCCTGTTTTTAGCGAGAATTTCAAGCCTAAAAATGCCAAATTTAATATAAAAGATGATAAAATTTATACTCAATATAACTTGTATAATTTTACCTCAAGACCTACAAACTCGTTTAATGGAATTAACTTTGCAGCCTTAAGTAAAAACAACGGACAAAGAGCCGCTTTTGTACCTCAAAACGATGTTTTATTTGAATTTGATTACGATTCGTACCATCCACGTATTTTAGCAAAATTGATTGGATATGAATTTAATGAGACCTCTGTTCACACTCATTTAGGAAAAATGTATTTTAAAACGGAGGAATTAACCCCCGAACAATATCAAGCCTCTAAAGAATTAACATTCAAACAACTATATGGAGGAGTATTTGAGCAATACAAAGATATACCGTTTTTTGCTAAGGTAAAACAATATACAGATAAAATATATCAAGATTTTAATTCCCTGGGATATATACATTTAGTAGGAGGGAGAAAATTGTTTCATATTGAGAACCCAACACCTCAAAAACTATTAAATTACATTATACAATCAGGGGAGACTTTTTATAACGTAATATCTATAAGAAATGTGTTGAGGTACTTGGAAGGTAAACAAAGTAATATTATATTATACACGTATGATTCGATTTTAGTGGATTATAGCAGAGAAGATGGGAAGGAGGTATTAAAAGAAATTAAAAATTTACTAGAAAATGAATTCGGATTTAAAATAAATGCGAGTTATGGAACAGATTACAATAATTTAAATAAATTATAAATAAAAGTTATGATTAACACACAGGTTATAGACCCTTCATATATTTATTTCCAGTATGACATAGATGTCACCTACCCAGATTTAAAAGACATGAACAAATTATTTTGTACATTTTCAAGTAAAAACGACTTGGAAAGTACTTTATCCAATATACAAACCCAATACAAAATTTTATTTAATAAGATATTTGTTCTATACGTTGCCTCTACAGAGGAATACGTTTGCACCTATAACATAGATCATAACAACATGACTAATGGTTTATTAGGTAATACAATTTTACTACATAGAAAAAAGGAATCAAATACCCTTTACACTATTAATGCTTTAAATGATTTAATCAAATCATTAAATGGTGGAGTATTAGATACTTCATTTACAATTAATTGGATTGATTATAAAAATTGCATATTATTAACACACGCAGGTGAGTTAAGAAGATTAGATACAAAAATTTACAAGATAATTACTTTGTAAAAATATTTGGTTGCCTGAATTATTTTTATTATATTTACGGTCACATAAATTAGTTTTAACATTTAAATTTAAAAAGTTATGAATTTAGACTTGATTCAAAACAAGTTGAATGCCCTATCCGCACCAAAAGGAGGTGGCATGAAAAACAATGAAAGAGCATTAAGCTTTTGGAAACCAACAGTTGGAAAAGCCTTAGTAAGGTTTGTTCCTTCAAAGTACAACCCCGAAAATCCATTTAGAGAATTATATTTCCATTATGGAATCGGAAAAAGAACAATTATTTCACCTTCAAACTTTGGTGAAAAAGACCCAATTATCGAATTTTCTAAAGAACTTCGTAAAACTAAAGAACCTGAAAACTGGAAATTAGCTAAAAAACTTGAACCAAAAATGAGAGTTTTTGCCCCTGTTATTGTTAGAGGTGAAGAAGACAAAGGAGTACGTTTATGGGAATTTGGTAAGGAAATTTATCAATCATTACTATCATTAGCTGCTGATGAAGATATCGGAGATTTTACCGATATTATGGAAGGTAGAGATATGAAAATTGAAACAGTAGGACCTGAAACTACAGGAACCGAGTACAATAAATCTCGTATTATGCCTGCTTTAAAAACTACACCATTATGTAATGATAATGATGAGTTAAACAAATGGTTAGAAACACAACCAGACCCAACTTCATTTTCTAAAAAATACACTTTTGAAGAAATTAAACAATTTTTAGCTGAATGGTTAAACCCAGAAGAAGAAGCTAAAGAAGAAGGTGGTATAATGGATGGTCCTGCTATGGATTTTGAACCATCACCACCATCAGCATCTAAATTTGAATTAGATACTAAAAAACCAGTTGCGAATAAAGCATTCCCAGCTAAAAAAGAAATCCCAACCGCTGATGAGTTTGATGACTTATTTGGTGATAATTAATTAATTTATGGCCGGTAAAAAAACAGAAAGCCTTTCCGGTAATATCGGAAAGGCAGTTACTGGGACTTTCTCACTTGATAAGTTCAAAAAAGGTAAAAATCTAGGACAAAGTTCATCTAATTTTAAACCACAAGCGTGGATTAAATTTACTGAACCCGTTTCTGAAATGTTAGAAATGCCTGGTATTCCTAAAGGACATATTACTTTAGTTAGAGGTCACAGTAATACAGGTAAAACTACATTATTAATTGAAGCTGCAATTGAAGCACAAAAAACTAATGTACTACCTATTATAATCATCACTGAGATGAAACATAGTTGGGAACACTGGTCTGCAATGGGATTTGATTTAGGTGAAACTATTGATGAAAATGGTAATAAAGACTATAAAGGTTTCTTTATTTACGCAGATAGAGAATCTTTACAATGCATCGAAGATGTAGCAGCATTTATGGCTGATTTATTAGACGAGCAAAAGAAAGGTAATTTACCTTATGATTTGTTATTTTTGTGGGATTCAATTGGATCTATTCCATGTAAAATGAGTATTGAGAAAAACTCTAACTCACCAATGTGGAATGCAGGTGCTATGTCCCAACAATTTGCTAATTTTATCAATCAAAGATTAATTATGTCTCGCAAAGAATCACAATCCTATACTAACACAATGCTCTGTGTAAACAAAGTATGGGTTGAACCAGCACTTATGCCAATGGCTCAGCCAAAACTCAGGAATAAAGGCGGCGACAGTATGTTTTTCGATGCCTCATTCATTATTACCTTTGGTAACGTAACTAGTCCTGGTACTCAAAAAGTAAAAGCTACTAAAAACGGTAAGGAAATTGAATTTGCACTTAAAACAAAAGTATCTTGTGATAAAAATCACGTAACAGGTGTAACAGCCAAAGGTACTATTGTAAGTACTGCTCACGGGTTTATTAAAAATTCACCTAATGAGATAAACAAATATAAAAAAGAACACTCTAAAAACTGGGCTAGTATCTTAGGAAGCGATGATTTTGATATCGTTGAAGAAGAAAACCTTGACTTTTTAGGAGTGGATACATCCGAAATTTAATTATGGATTATAAAGATCTTTTAAACAATATAAAAGAAGATTCACAAAGTGAGGCCCTACATTTAAATAGTAGGGTCTTGTTAGTGGATAGTATGAATACTTTCCTAAGGTCATTCGCTGTTATAAACAGTACAAACACACAAGGAACACACGTTGGAGGTATGATTGGGTTTTTAAGATCATTAGCTTATGTAGTTAATTTAGTACAACCTACTAGAGTAATTTGTGTTTTTGATGGTGAAGGGAATACTACAAATAGAAAACATTTGTATGCTGATTATAAAGGTAATCGTAAAATAAAAAGAATTACAAATTGGTCTTCATTTGATGATTTAGCTGATGAATCTGCTTCATTATCTCAACAAATGTTAAGATTAATCGATTATTTAAAAACATTACCCATTAGCATTATAACTAGAGATAAATTAGAAGCAGATGACTTAATTGGTTATCTAGCCCCTAGATTTGATTCCTCTATCATAATGTCAGCCGATCAGGATTTTTTACAATTGTGTAGTGATACTGTACAAGTATATTCTCCTATTAAAAAGAAATTTTATGGTCCTAAAGAAGTATTTGATGAATATGGGTTATGGCCTCAAAATTTTATTAATTATAAAGTACTAATGGGTGATAGTTCTGATAATTTACCTGGAGTTAAAGGATTAGGTCCTAAAAAGTTATACAAATTATTTCCTGAAATTACAGGAGATAAAAAAGTAACTTTAAAGGAAATTATTACAAAAAGTCTAGAAAGTCATGAAGAAAACGGAATTTATGGTAATGTGTGGAATTTTAGACAACAACTGATGATTAATGAGCAATTAATGTCTTTAGAAGAACCAAACATTCCTGAACCTGATGAAATTGTATTAGAAAACCTAATAAATGAAGAACCTTATAACTTAAACCAAGCAAGATTCTTACAGTTACACAAATCAGATTTACTAGAAAGACAAATATCTCCCAACATAGAATTTTGGATCCAGAATAATTTTTCGTATCTTACAAATTACAAACACACAAAATAAAAGTTATATAAATGGTTGCATTTGCGTCCCTTAAGGATTACGGTCCTAATTTTCAGATAAAAGTAATTAGTTCTTTACTAAAAAATAAAGCATTTTTACTTAATGTCAGAGACATTATTGATGATAGCCATTTCGAACACCCTGGTCATAAATGGGTTTTAACCGAAACTTTAAATTATTTTGATAAATATCATACAACACCTACCTTAGATACTTTAAAGATTGAAGTTAAAAAGATAGACAATGATATTTTACAAACAGCTGTAAAAGAACAGTTAAAGTTAGTTTACACTACCCAATATGATGATCAAGAGTATGTTGAAGAGGAATTTGCTAACTTTTGTAAAAACCAATTACTAAAAAACGCTCTAATAGATTCAGTAGATTTATTAAAAAGTGGTCACTACGATGATATTAGATTACTAATAGATAATGCTTTAAAAGCAGGTGCTGATAAAAATCTAGGTCATGAGTACAAAAAAGATATTGAATCTCGTTATAGAGAATCAAGTAGAAAAGTAGTACCTACACCTTGGGCTGTATTAAATACATTATTACAAGGTGGTTTAGGTGGAGGTGATTATGGTTTAATTTATGGTGGTCCTGGTGGTGGTAAATCATGGGATTTAGTAGCATTAGGTGCATTTGCTGGTTCATTAGGTTATAAAGTTATTCATTACACTTTAGAATTAGGTGAAGATTATGTTGGTAAAAGATATGATGCTTATTACACAGGTATTTCTGTAAGTGACATTCACAATTACCAAGATAAAATTAAAGAAATGTTAGAGGAATATGATGATAATATCATTATTAAAGAATATCCTGCTAAAGGAGCATCTTTAACCACAATCAAATCACATATTCAGAAAACAATGGATTTAGGTTTTTCACCTGATTTAATTTTAATTGATTATGTTGATTTATTAAAACCACCTTCACGCCGTAAGGAAAAGAAGGAAGAAATTGATGATTTACATTATGGAACTAAAGGTTTAGCTAAAGAATTAAATTTACCTATCTGGTCTGTTTCACAAGTAAACAGAGCAGGTGCTAAAGATGAAATCGTTGAAGGTGATAAATCAGCAGGTTCATATGAAAAACAAGCCATTGTAGATTTTGGTATGTCTCAATCAAGATTGAAAAAAGACAAAACAGAAGGTACAGGAAGATGGCACATTCAAAAGAATCGTTATGGTCCTGATGGTATGACTTACAATGTTAATTTT